ACGGTCGAGCGCGTGCCGATCGACTCGGTCACCCCGCACCCCGAGAACCCGCGCGTCGGCAACGTCGAGAAGATCCGGGAGAGCCTGCGAGAGTTCGGCCAGTACAAGCCGATCGTCGTCCAGCAGTCCACCGGCTACGTCCTCGCCGGCAACCACACCCGGAAGGCCCTCATCGCCGAGGGCGCGACCGCGATCGACGCCGTGTTCCGCGACGTCGACGACGAGGAAGCCCGCCGGATCCTGCTCGCCGACAACCGGACCAGCGACGTCGGCGGCTACGACTCCGCCGGCCTGCTCGCCCTGCTCGGCGGCCTCCCCGACCTCGCCGGCACCGGCTACACCCCCGACGACCTCGCCGAGCTCCAGCGCGCGATCGCCCCCGCCACCGACGGCGGCAGCCCCGTCGCCCTCACCGACCCCGACGAGATCCCCGAGCCGATCGCCCCCGCCGACGCCGTCACCCGCCCCGGCGACCTCTGGCACCTCGGCCCGCACCGCCTGCTCTGCGGCGACTCCACCCGAGCCGACGACGTCCTCCGCCTGGTCGAGGGCGTCACCGAGGCGCTGGACCTGATCCACGCCGACCCGCCCTACGGCATGGGCAAGGAGGCCGACGGGATCGCCAACGACAACCTGTACGGGCCCAAGTTGGATCGGTTCCAGGTGTCCTGGTGGGCCGCGTGGCTGCCCGTGCTCGCCGAGAACGGCTCGGCCTACGTCTGGGGGCAGGCCGCCGACCTCTGGCGCCTCTGGTGGGTCGGCGGCCTCGGCAAGGACCCCGACCTGATGGTCCGCAACGAGGTCGTCTGGGACAAGGGCAGCGGCATGGGCCAGCGCTCCGCCGACCGGCACTCCTACCCGGTCGCCTCCGAGCGCTGCCTGTTCCTGATGCGCGGCCGGCAGTTCCTCGGCAACGTCAACACCGACGAGTACCAAGAGGAGAACGAGCCCCTACGCGCCTGGCTGGTCGCCGAACGCGACCGCATGGGCTGGACCAACCGCGACGTCAACGCCCTGACCGGAACCCAGATGGCCGGCCACTGGTTCACCCGCTCCCAGTTCCTCCCGATCACCGCCAACCACTACGAGACCCTCCAGGCCGCCGCCGACGGCCGCGCGTTCGTCAAGCCCTACGCCGAACTGCTCGGCGACCTGTTCCCCGACTTCGACGGCGACGCCAACGCCCTACGCCGCCGCCTCGCCGCCCAACTCCGCGAGGGCCGGACCTACTTCGACAACACCCACGACACCATGCGCGACGTCTGGACCTTCCCCCGCGTCCACGGCGACGACCGGCACGGCCACGCCACCCCCAAGCCCGTCGCCATGGTCGAGCGCGCCATCAAGTCCAGCACCCCACCCGGCGGCACCGTCGGCGTCCCCTTCGCCGGCACCTGCCCCGAACTGATCGCCGGCCACCACCTCGGCCGCACCGTCCTGGCGATCGAGCTCGAGCCCGCCTACTGCGACGTGATCGCCCGCCGGTACGCCGAGCACACCGGCACGACCCCGATCCGGCAGCCCGCCGGCACCACCGACCGCGTCGCTCACCCGGAGTTGGCCCGGTGACCGGCCTCCCGGTCTGGCACGGCCACCGCGGCGACGGCGACACCCCGCTCAAGTTCGCCGCCGTCCGCTCCCTGCTGGACGTCGAGACGGCCAAGCAACTGACCCACGACCGCGTCGTCGAGATCGCCGGACCCCGCCGAGCCGGCCCCGTCCAGTGGGCCGTCTGGACCCGCGACGCCGGCCTCGCCAACCTCCGGGAACACCTCCACACCCCGGAAGCCGCCCAGGTCGCCGACGAGATGGCCGCCTTCCTGGCCGACCACCCGCTCGGCTACATCGTCGCCGCCACCTGCGCGACCGACCGCCCCAGGATCACCCGCACTCCCAAGCGCCGACCCGGAAAGGCACGCCGATGACCGGCTTCCTGCTCACCCTGCTGGTGCTCGCCGAGTGCGCCGCCCTCGCCGCCCTCGCCGTCGTCGCCTACCGCCGCATCCTCCCGCCGCCCCCGAGCACCGCACGCCGCCGAGCCGCCGACGCCCACACCGGCGCGATCGACGCCTCCGAGATCCGCCGACACCTGGACGCCGGCACCCTCCCCGACGACCTGTCCACCCTCGCCCGGAAGGCTTCCGGAGGAGTCACCCGCACACTGGACGGAAAGCAACACCCCACCCCGCACCCCCGCACCCGGAAGGCTTCCCGGTGACTGACCCGCACACCCCGCCGACCTGCCCACCCCACGACCCCGCCGGCCTCACCTGCCGCCGATGCGGCACCCCGCTCCCCACCTTCCGGAGCCCCCTCGGACCCCTCGCCCGCTGGCTGCTCGGCCTCCCCCCAGACCCCGGCACCCAGCGCGACTACGCCCTCGCCCGCAAGGCCTCCCAGTGACCACCCCCACCAACCCTGGGGAAGCAACCCCGACCGGGAAGCGACCCAACGGCGCCGGCTCCACCGTGAAGGTCACCGCGGCCGAGAAGCGACGGCAGGCCGTCGAGCTCCGGAAGGCCGGCGCTACCTTCGAGGAGATCGCCGCGGCCCACGGTGCGGACGGGCGTCGTCTGTACTCGAACAAGGGCACCGCGTACCGGGCGGTCGAGCAGGCGCTCCGGGAAGCGGTGCGGGAACCGACCCGGGAACTGATCGAGTTGGAGACGCAACGCCTGGACCTGATGCTGCGGGCGCTGTGGCCCCAGGTGATCGCCGGGAAGCTCGGGGCGGTCGATCGGGCGCTGCGGGTGGCCGAGCGGCGCGCGCGGCTGCTGGGCCTGGACGGGCCCCAGGTCGTCCAGCATTCCGGCCCCGACGGCGGGCCGATCCCGGTCGACGTATCCGGCATGACCCCGGAGGAGAAGGCCGCGCGGCTGGCCGAACTGATCGCCGAGGCCCAGCGGCGGCTCACCGCCGAGCAGAAGGCCGCCGCGCCGGCGGCCTCACCTGACACCCCGCCGTCCGGCGCGGGAGAGTGACCCAGTGGAGGAGACGACGATGACCGAGACCGCGCCCCTGATCGAGACCCTGCCGGCGCCGGAAGGCCTGTCCCCGGCCATGACCGGGCAGCGCTGGACGACGGCCCACGGCGACCGGGTCACCGTCTGGCAGGCCGGCGCGCTCGGCCGCCTGATCGACTGGCGGTGGCACGTCCAGGCCCGGAACGGAGAGATCGTCGGCCAGGGCGAGGGTCACCCGCGGCGCCGCTCGGCCCGGATCGCCGCGATGCGGCACCACCCGCCCGTCGGCCAGCCGGCCGAGGTGCCGGCCGCGCTGGTCGAGCGCCTGGCCGGCCTGCTGGACCGGGAGACCGCCGGCCCTCCCGGGGACGACGTCCGGAAAATCGCCGAGGCGTGGGCCGCCGAACTGGCCCCGCTGCTCACCGTCGCCCCGCCGCTGCCCGCCGACCAGGTCGAGACCACCTGGCCCGCCGCCTGGTTCTCCTACCTGGACGACTCCCCCGACGTCGGCGCCGAGGTGCTGGTCGACGGCACCCCGTACCGGGTGGCCGCCCGGTACCCCGACGGCGTCCCGGACCGGATCCGCGTCCGCCTCACCCGATCGGAGATCCGCCGTGCCTGACACCGACGCCGGCGGGCCCTGGACCCGGCACGGCCACCCCGTGCCCGGCGTCACCGTGGCCCCCGCCAACCCCGCCGACCGCCCGCCCGTCCACCGCTGCGGCGGCGTCCGGATCTGCGACACCTGCAGGGACGACGCCGAGCGGATCCGCGCCGAGCACCGGCCCGCCGTCCTCGGCGACCAGACCCCGCCCCCGTCGACGCGCACCGAGCCCGACGAGGAGGCCCGCCGGCACCCGCTCCACCGGGTGATCGTCGCCGCCCTGTCCCGCCCCGAGGGCTACACCCGCGACCCGATCATCCGAGTCTGGGGCCGGGTCACGACCGACCACCTGGTCGGCATCGCCGGCAACGCCTGGGCCGGCACCCCGGAGGACGTCGCCGACCACCTGGTGCGCGCGGTCGTCGAGAACCTGCCCCAGGTCGACGGCGGCCGGTACCTGATCACCCCGACGCTGCCCGTCCCCGCGGACCCGCCGCCGGACCTCACCACCGACCCGGTCGCCGCGGAACGTCGATCGCGGGCCGCGTTCCTCCGCCGGCTGGTCGTCCTCGCCGGCGACGAGCTCCAGCCGGCCACCGTCCACACCGGCGACGGCGACCCCGTCCACCTGGTGACCCGGGACGCGGTCACCCGCTGGCTCGAGGGCCTGGTCGTCCGCGCCGTGGCCGGTGAGGATCTGTGAGCCTGGTCCGTAACCTCGCCGCCGTGATCGTCGTCGTCGTCGACGGGCTGCTGGCCCTGCTGACCCCGCGCCCCGAGGAGGTGCCGCCGCGTGGCTGAGCCGAGCCTGGACCACCCCGGCGAGGTGTCGTGGTTCCCCGGGAAGGCCGCGGCCCCCGTCCTCGGCCCGTGCCCGCACACCCGCTGCCCGCACGACTCCGCCCGGTGCGTCGCCTGGGGCCCGGACTTCGAGCACTACACGCTGGACGAGTGCCACGTCCCCGCCGAGCTCGGCGGCTGCGCCGGCCAGTGTCGGGCGTGGGCCGCCGAGGTGCCCGAGACCGACCGCCGCGGCCGGCAGCGGATCCGGTACGGCTGGGGCGCCTGGCTGCACGTCGACGTTGCCGCCGCGCCGTCCCCGCGCACCGAGCCCGGCCCCGACCTGCCGATCGACGCGGTCCCTCTCGGCGAGGAGTTCGTGCGCGCGGTGGAGACCCGGATCGGCACACTGGCCGACGTGATCCCCGACGCGACCGGCGTCGTCTCGCCCGCCGACCTGTACCGGCTCGGGGCTACCCGCGCGGTCGCCGCCGTCGCCGATGAGTTGGTCGCCCGCGGCTGGCTGATCTTCGACCCGTCCCAGCCCCGTGGCTGAGCCGGTCACCGCGCCGATCGACCTCGGCGACTGGCGGCCCGCGTCCCTCGGCCTGCTCGCCCGGCACGTCGGCCGCCGGATCCGGCTCACCGTCGACCACCCCGGCCGGATCGGTGACCGGCCCGCCCGCGGGCAGACTTTCGAGGGCCGGCTGGACGACGTCGGCCCCTCGGACGTGTCCAGCGTGTACGCCTCGGTGACGTTCACCGAGGACGACGGGCAGGCCCGCACCCTGTCCCTGCCCCTCGGTCACGCCGTCGACGTCCTCCACCTGCCCGACGTGGAGACGATCGACGTCGACGACGCCCAGGCCGACGCGCTGGTGGCCGAGGCCGTCCGCCGGTACGAGGCGGATCCGCGGTTCCGGGCGCGCGCCGGGCTGGCCGCCCGCCTCTCCGAGCGCACCGAGTACCGCGAACTGGACGGGGCGGTGCTGGTCGGCGCCGTCCTCGCCCTGGTCGTCGACGACCACCCGGAGTTGATCCCGTGACCAGCGTCGGCCCGCTGCTGGTGCTGCTCGGCCTCGCCCTCTGGCTCGCCGGATCCGCACGGCCCCGCGGCCTCGCCCGCGGCGTCCTGCTCGGCCTCGGCGCGACCGCCGTCGGCTGGGGCCTGGTGCTGGTCGTCCTCACCTTCCCGGGCGGTGACGGGTGAGCCTGCACAACCTCACCGACGACGAGCTCGAGGGGGAGATCCTGGCCCTGGCCGCCGCGATCGACGCCGACCGGGACGCCGAGCGGTACAACTGGGAGGCCAAGCGCCGGCCCTCCCAGGTCTACCCCGCCGGCGCCTACGTCTGGCTGCTGCTCGCCGGCGCCGGGTTCGGCAAGACCCGCACCGCCGCCGAGGAGTGCCGGCGCCGCGGCACCGCCCGGCCGCTGCACATCGCGGTGATTCACGAGGGCGACCGCGACGTCCGGGAGATCTGCTTCGAGCACCCCACCTCCGGGCTGCTCGCCGTGATCCCCCCCGAGGAGATCGCCCGCGGGCGCGGCGGCCGGCTCGCCTACGTGGAGAGCAGCGGCGATACGACGCTGACCCTCCGCAACGGGACCGTGTTCCGGGCGTTCTCCTCCAACGACCCTGACCGGCTCCGCGGCTTCGCCTTCGACGGGTTCTGGTGCGAGGAGTTCGCCGCCTGGGGCCGGAAGTCCAAGAGCAGCAAGCCGACGGCCACCCTGGAGATGTTGGAGTTCCGGCTCCGGGAGGCCACCGAGCCGTTCGGGATCATCACGACCACGCCCAAGCGGGTCAAGCACATGATCGAACTGGTCGAGCGCGCCAAGGATCCCGAGGAAGGGATCGTGATCACCCACGGGTCGACCTTCGACAACGCCGCCAACCTGTCGCCGATCGTGCTCCGGCGGCTCGAGCGGAAGTACGGGGGCAGCGCGCTGGGCCGGCAGGAACTCGGGGGCGAGATGTTGGACGAGATCGAGGGCGCGCTGTGGAAGACGGCCACTCTGAGCCGCGCCCGCTGGCTGGGCCCGCTGCCCGACCTGGTCGAGCGGGTGACCGTCGTCGACCCCTCCGGATCCGCCGAGGGCGACGCAACCGGGATCGTCACCCTGGGCCGAGCCCGCCCCGGCACGGCCCCGGACCTGACCGCCGCCGACGGCGCGGTGCTGACCGCCGCCGAACTGGAAGCCGTCGTCGCCGACGCCCGCGCCAAGGCCGCCAACCTGGACGACCCCGGCCCGATCCTGGTCCTGGCCGACGACTCCACCGCCGGCACCCCCGACGAGCGGTACGCCGCGGTCTGCCGGGCCGCGCACCTGCACGCCGTGGGCGCGATCCTGTACGAGTCCAACTACGGCGGGGACAACGTCGCGCTCGGCATCCGGAACACCTGGGCCGAGCTCCAGCGGCAAGGGGAGATCCCCGCGGCCGACGTCCTGCCCAAGTTGGTGCCACTGCCCGCGCGCGGGACCAAGTTCGATCGGGCCCAGCCCGTCGCCGCCCTGTACCCGTCGGCCAACCGGCCCACGACCGGCGTCTGGCACGTCGGCGCCTTCCCCGAGCTCGAGGAGGAGCAGACCACGTACGAGGCCAACGCGACGTGGTCACCCAACCGGCTGGACGCCCTGGTCCACGGGGTGCGGTACTTCCTCGGGGAGGACAAGGGCCCGGCCCAGGTGTCCACCTCGGTGGGCGTGCGCCGGCCAGCGACCGCGCGGATCGGCGGACCGCGGCGCGGCATGATGGGCCGCTGAGCCCCGAGGAGGCCCCCGTGGAGGAGATCCCAGCCGGCACCGAGCCGGACGACACCCGCACCGCCCCGATCGCCGGCGTGCGCCGGCTCCACCCCGTCGACGACGACCAAGACGACCCGCCCGAGTTCTGGGAAGACGTCGCCGAGTACTCCGACGGCGGGCCGGTCGCCCACCCGTCCCGCTGGCGCCGCCCCGCGCTCGGCGACCTCGGGGACCGGGTCGAGCACTTCGCCGGCGAACTGCTCGAGGCCGACGACGGCACCGGCCTGCCCCGCCGCGTCGTCTGGTGGGCCGCCGCCGGCGCCGCGGTCGCCCTCGCCCTGGCCCTGGTCGCCGTGCTGGTGCCCGCCGTCCGTCTGGTCTGGACGGAGTTGTGGCCCTGATCGACCCGCCCCCGGCCTCGGTCGAGGGCGGGGTGTGCGCGGTGATCCCGCGGGACGTCGTCGCCGACCCGCGGCGCTGGCCGGCGGCGCTCACCGAGCTCGAGACCGCCGCCCGCGCGGCGCTGGCCGTCACCCTCGGCCGGGAACCCGGCCCCGCCCGGTTCTCCGTCGGGGTGCTGTACGGCTGCCTGTCAGACCCGGGCGGTACGTTCCGCCCGTTCCCGTGCCCCGAGGCGACCCACGCCCGGGTGTCCGTTCGTCTAGTGGAGGAGACGCGGTGAAGGTGACCCGAGAAGCGCAGCACCGAGTGCCCGAGGGCGAGGCCCTGAGCCTGGCCGACCTGGGCCTGCTGGTGGCCCACCTGCAAACGGTTGGGCAGGCCCCGCCCGACGCGCGCGTGTTCCTGCGCGTCGACCTGCTCCGGGTGGAGTGGGAGACCGACCAGCCCAGCGGCGCCGAGCTCCAGGCCGAGGCCGAGCGGATCCGGGCCGAGCGGGAGGAGGCCCGCTCGCGCGCGGTGGCCGCCGAGCCCGAGGCCGCCGCCTACCCGGCCGAGGAGGAGGTGGCCTACGCCGAGCCCGAGCCGGTGGGCGACGGGGTCAACCGCGCCCGGCGCGGACGGGCGTCGTCCGGTGCCTGACACCCTGACCGCGGCCAGCCCCGCGGAACTGGTCGACCGGCTCGGGACCACCGTCACCGTCACCGGCCGGGAGCACCGCCCACCGTGCGCGCTCGGCCCCGTCACCGAGTACTCCGGCGAACTGCTGACCGTCGCCGTGCTGCCCGGCAACGTCACCGAGGTGCGCGTGCTCACCGCCGGCGGCGCCCGGATCCGCGTCCGCCTCGGACGGGAGGCCTCCGGTGCATGACCCGCTGGTCGTCGCGTTCTCGGTCCGCCGGCCCTGGCCGCGGCTCCGCCCCGAGCCGGCCCGAGCCGGCACCCGCTGGGACTGGGGCCACGGCCGCGGCCTCGGGTGGCGGCCGTCCCCGTTCGTCACCGTCGCCGGCCGCCGGTTCTACTTCCCGCCGTTCCTGACCGTCTGGCACCGAGAGCCCGACGGCCGGGACTCCGGCGAGGTGTGCGCCCACTGGCGGACCGTCGTCGACGGCCCCGCGCGGGAGCGGATCCGCCTCGCCGTCGAGGCGCTCGAGCAGGCCCAGGCCGACCGCCTGGCCCTGCTCGGCCGGTTCGGTGGCCCGTCGCTGGCCGAACTGGACCGCGTCGAGAAGGTGCTCGCCGAGGCGATCGCCGCCGTCGCCAAGGCCCGGAAAGGCCGCCGCGTCCGAGACGACCGGTGGCGGCTGCACGTCCACCACTGGCGGCTCCAGGTCCACCCGCTGCAGGGCCTCCGCCGGTGGGCGCTGACCCGGTGCGGCTGGTGCTCGGGGCGGTCCCGCCGCGGCGACGTCGTCAACGTGTCGCACGGCTGGGACCGGCCCGCCGGCCGCTGGTGGCAGGGCGAGCCGGGCCTGTTCCACCACTGGTGCTCGGCCGCCGCGATCGCCTGGCGGACCTGCACCTGCCAGCCGCCCCGCTTCGAGCGGCCCGGCCTCGGCCACGGCAAGTGCCTGGCGTGCGACCGGTTCCGGCCGTACTCCCTGGACCCGTGGCAGGTCGAGCAGGTCGAGGCCTGGCGCCGGTCGACGCCGTACGGCACCCACCCCACGCCCGAGGCCTGGGCCGAGGCCGTGGAGATGTACCAGCGCGCCAAGTCCACCGGGGCAGCCCGGTGAACCGCGCGCGCCGCTGGTGGGCCGGCACCGGTTGCCTGACCCGCTGCGGGGAGGGGCACACCTACCGGCCCGGGTGCCTGCTCTGTGAGCGGCGCCGGCTGCTCGAGGCCCTGGTCGAGGTCTACCGGTGGATCGCCCGAGCGGTCGCCCGCTGGCTGGTCCGCCACCTGACCCGGTACCTGGCCGACCCCGAGCCGGTCCGCGCCGACCGGGTGCCGGTGTCCCGGCTGGCGGCCATGGGCGGGGTCCACGTCAACGTCGTGATCCCGCCGGCGTCGCTGCTCTCGCCCGAGGAGGCCGCCGCCCGCCACCTCGCCCACGGCCGCTGGGCCGCGGAAGCCTGGGAGGCTCGGCGGACGTGACGACGTTCTCCCCGCTGGACCTCCGGTGCCGGGTCTGCACGGCCCCGCCCGGCCAGCGGTGCCGGTCCCTGCTGAACGGCAAGCCGCGGCGCCCGCACGCCGACCGCGTCACCGACGCCCGCGGATCCGCGCCGAGGGACTAGCGTCACCCCCGCCGGGCGGCTACCCCCGTGGCCGCCCGGTCCGATCTACCCGCCCGCGTCGAGGAGATGGGCACCTCGCCCGCCGGCCCCGTCCTCCACCGAGGGCGGGGCCGGTGTCGTACGGTCACGCGGCCGGGCGCGGACTGACTCCGGCGAGGGCGGTAGGCGCACGCGCGGTGAGCGTGCGGAACCCCGCCCCCGGTGGCGGACCACCGCCCAGCGCGCCCGGTTCTCACTCCTCCGAGGGATCTCCGCCGTCCGGCTCAAGGTTCCGGGCAGCGTGCCGTTCACCGGTACATGACCACCACCGCCACCGCCCCCAAGGTGACCCGCGACGACGTCGACTACGTCCTCGCCAACCCCGCCGCCGTCGTCGTCCTGGACCTCACCTCCGGCCGGGTCTACCCCGACGCCGGCACCGGCGCGGCCGACCCCTTCGACTCCCCGACCCTGCTGGTGCTGGTGACCTACTCCGACGCCGCGCACCACTTCGGCGAGGTTGCCGGCCAGCGCGACGCCCTCGGCAAGGCGACCAAGGCGATCAACCGCGAGCTCTACGCGCTGGACGCCCGCGGCGAGATCCCGACCGCCGAGGAGCTCGAGCACGTCCTCGCCGAACTCGCCCAGGTCGACGCCGAGATCCTGCCGTTCCGGGCCCGCACCGCCTGACCACTTTCCGGCGCGTCGTGCTGGTGTCCTGCACACAACGACCCGCCCCGGTGTACTGTCCACCTGTACGCGAAAGACGCCGAACCGAGGAGACCAACATGGCCCACAACGCCGCCACCGCCGCCGCCGAGCTCTCCCAGGCCCGCGCCGCCCTGGCCCGCGCCGAGCGCCGCGGCGACACCGCCGCCGCGGCGCACCTCCGCGGCATCGTCGGCAACGCCGCCCTGATCGCCCGCCGCTACCGCTGACCCACCCGCACCACCCCGGCTCTGTGGAGGAGACCACCATGACCGCGATCGCCACCTGGGGCGGTGACGCCCTTCCCGACGGCGTCACGATCGGCCCCGCCGACCTGACCCGCTACACCGCCGTCCAGTTGTCCGAGCGCCTGGCCCGCCGGCTGACCGAGGAGATCCGCGGACACCTCGGCCAGGGCATCCGGAAGCTGGTCCGCGCCCGGGAGGGCGGCGCCCACCTGGCCATGGGCTACGCCACCTGGCACGAGTACTGCGAGGCCGAGTTCGGCGACCTCCGGGATCTCGCCCTCCCGTCGTCCGAGCGCCTGCACCTGGTGGCGTCGATGAAGGCCTCCCGCTTGCCGAACCGGCCGATCGCCGAGCGGCTGGGGTGCTCGCCGGGCACGGTCGCCGGCGACGTTGCCCGCCTCCGCGCGTCCGGCTGGGAGGGCCCGGACACCGTCACGTCCTCCGACGGCTCCGAGCGCCCCGCCCGGATCGCCTCGGCGCGCGTCACCGAGGAGCCGGACTACCGCGGCCTGTCCCGCGTCTCCGAGTCCCTGGCCCGGGTGGCGGCCCAGCAGGACCGCGGCCTCACCTCCCTGGAACTGGACGCCGAGACAGGGTGGCCGATGGGCACCGCGACGGCGTCCCTGTCCAAGGTCGAGCGCCGCGGCTGGGCCGTGCGGATCGAGGAGCCGGCGCACCGCCGCCGCGCGCGCGCCCCGTACGTCGTGACCGACGCCGGCCTCACCGCCCTGGACGCGCTGCTGGTGCCGCACGACGACGCCGAGCGCGCTCCCTGACCCAGCCAGGGACCCTGATCGTGTACTGTTCACCTGCACGCAAAACCCGGACTCGTGGAGGAGACCGACATGCCCCGCACCGCCCGCACAACCCCTACCGGCCGCCAGTTGGCGATCGCCGTCCCGCGCGACGCCTGGACCGGCGTCGGCCTGGCCGTCACCCCCGACGAGGACGGCGACCAGACGGACCTGTTCGAGCAGATCGCCGCCGAGCACCACATCGACGACGCCGCCGTTCAGTTCCTCACCCGCCGGTGATCGGCCTCCGGATCGGGTCCCTGTTCACCGGCTACGGCGGCCTAGACATGGCTGTCGAGGAGGTCACCGGCGGGCGCACCGTGTGGGTGTCCGAGTACGAGCCGCCCACCAAGAAGAACCCGCGCCCCACCCAAGCCGCCGCCCGCCTGCTCGCCTACCGGCACCCCGACGTGCCCAACCTCGGCGACGTGTCCGCGATCGACTGGGCTGGCGTGCCCCGCGTCGACGTCCTCACCGGCGGGTTTCCCTGCCAGGGCCTCTCCCTCGCCGGGAAACGCCTCGGCCTGCTGGACGCCCGCTCCGGGCTGTGGGAGCGAATGGCCTACGCCGTCGACCAGCTGCGCCCGTCCCTTGTCGTGATCGAGAACGTGAGAGGTCTGCTCAGTGCCGAAGCCGGTGGCTCGCTGGAATCCTGCCCGTGGTGTGTGGGAGACCCCGACCACGTCCCTCTGCGGGCACTCGGAGCCGTTCTCGGAGACCTGGCCGACCTCGGGTACGACGCTCGCTGGATCGGCCTACGCGCTGCCGACGTGGGCGCACCTCACGGCCGCTTCCGGGTGTTCGTCGTCGCCTGGCCTGCTGCCGACGCCGACGACGTCGGACGGCGCCGGAGGGCCGGGTTCGTCGGGTCGGGACGGCGGGGACAACCTGAGGACGGCCGTAGCGTTGCTGCCGACACCGGTAGCGCGAGACCACAAGGGCCGGCAGAACGGGCCCGGCCGGGAGCGCGACGGGAAGCCGAGGACGACGGGGGACGACGGACTGCCGGACGCGCTCGAGCGGCTACTGCCGACGCCGACGGCGGTCCCGTACGGGACACAGCAGTCCCCGAGTTCAGGAGCATCGGTGCGGCCGTCACTGGAGACCCTCATCCCGTTGCTTCCGACGCCGACGGCGATCGCCTCGGCGGCGTCGGGCGGATTGTCACCGTCGGACGTGACGCTGACGGATGCGGTCGAGCGGACCGCAATGGGCACCCGGCCGAATCCGAGGCACGCCCCGCTGTTGCCGACGCCCAAAGCTGCGGCGGCCCGGACGTCGCGGAAGGCGCTCACCCAGCAGCACTGGTCGGCTCCGAGTCTGGAGCAGGCGCTGGAGATCGCCCGGGGGGAACTGCCGCGGGAGCTGTTCTCCTGGGAGGAGTTGCAGGGGTCCAGTGGGGGGAGTTCGAGACCGCCGTCAGACGATGGGAGACCATGACCCGGCCCGCTCCGGCGCCGACCGAGCAGGACTGGGAGGGGTGGCAGCGGCGTCGCGCCGCTGCACTCCGGCGTCGCCGGAGCCGTGTCCAGCCCGTCGGCCACCGCGGCTCGGTGTGGGGGCTGTGGAACCCGCCCGCTCATCGCCTGTCTCCCGAGTTCGTGGAGTGGATGATGGGCCTCCCCGAGGGGTGGGTCACTGCTGTTCCCGGCCTCAACCGGCGCGAGGCCCTGCGAATGCTCGGCAACGGCGTCGTGCCCCAGCAGGCCGCCGCCGCTGTCCGGGTGCTGCTCAGCGGTGCGGTATGACCGCCCCGCACTACCGGGACGGCTCGGTCACCGTCCTGCACGGCGACGCCCTGGACCTGCTCCCCGAGATCCCGACCGGCTCGGTCGACGCCGTCGTCACCGACCCGCCCTACGGAATCGGCTTCATGGGCAAGGCCTGGGACGGCCCCGGCGGGATGCTCGGCCAGTTGGCGACCGGCCAGGAGACCCGCGCCGGCGGTGGCCTCGCCTACGGCGGCACCCACTCCCGCGGCTACGCCGAGAACGACCCGGCCGCGTTCCAGGCCTGGGCCGGCCGATGGGCCGCCGAGTGCCTGCGAGTACTCCGCCCCGGCGGCCACCTGGTGACGTTCGGGTCGTCGAGGACGTGGCACCGCCTCGCCGTCGCCGTCGAGGACGCCGGGTTTGAGATCCGGGACAGCATCGCCTGGCTGTACGGGCAGGGCTTCCCCAAGTCGCTGGACGTCGAGCGCGCCACCGGCTCGGAGGAGTGGGCCGGCTGGGGCACCGCGCTGAAGCCCGCGTTCGAGCCGATCGTCGTCGCCCGGAAGGCCCTCACCGGCACGGTCGCCGCCAACGTCACCGAGCACCGCACCGGCGCCCTGAACGTCGACGGGTGCCGGGTGCCGATCTCCGAGACCGACCGCGCGGCGATCGACGCCAAGCACGCCGGGATGGACGTCGCCGCCTACGTCCGCGCGCCCGGGGCGTCGCTGAACCTGTCGGCCAACCCGATACCGCTCCGGCAGGCCCAGGCCCACGACCTCGGCCGCTGGCCGACCAACGTCGTGCTCGCCGAGGAGGCCGCCGAGCAGTTGGACGCCGAGACGGGCGTGCGGCGCGCTGGAGCCGCTCCGGCCCGCCGGCAGGGCATCGGCTACGGCGGCCAGCAGACGGGCACCGAGGGCGAGCGCCGGGACTTCGAGCCCGGCGGCGCCTCCCGGTACTTCCCGACCTTCCGGTGGGAGGCCAAGGCCCCGACCTCCGAGCGCCCGCGGGACGGCGACACCGCGCACCCCACGGTCAAGCCGCTAGACCTCATGCGGTGGATCGTCCGGCTGGTCACCCCGCCGGGCGGCCTAGTGCTGGACCCGTTCGCCGGCTCGGGGACGACGGCCGAGGCGTGCGTCGTCGAGGGCTTCCGGTGCCTCACGATTGAGCGGGAAGCCGCCTACCTGCCGCTGATCGTCGGCCGCCTGTCCAAGCCGATCCAGGGCGTGCTGCTGTGACGCTCGCCGACCTGTACGACGCCGACCGCCGGCGGCGCGACCCCGAGGCCGCGCGGCTGGCCGCGGCGGTGCGGATCCCTCACCCGCTGCACGGCGTGGAGTACTCCGACGGGGTCGAGCGCTGCACCCACGCCCGGCGGTGCTGGACCGTGCTCGGCAAGCCGGCGGGCTGACCGGTGGCCTTCCGCCCGCTGGACGGCCCCTGGGGCTACGCGCACGACGCGATCGAGCACGTCGAGGAGTGGAACTGCTCCCGCGGCCACGGCTGCCAGCACGGCGCCCGGAAGGGCTCCCCCGAGTGGCGGAAGATCGGCCCCGGCGCGTCCTGCTCGGTGCTGCTGGCGATCGTCACCGACCCCGACAAGCCGATCGAGGCCCTGGACTTCGACGGCGGCGCCGAGCACGCGACCTGCTGGCAGTACGAGCCGCGGCCCGAGCCCCCGCCCCGGAAGCCGGCACCGATCGCCGGGCCCGGCCAACTGGCGATCGAGTGACCGGCGTCGCCGACGTCGACGTCTGGCGGCTGGTGCTGATCGCCGGCGCGCTGGTCGTCCTCGCCGGCCTGGTGCTCTGGCGCGTCCTCGGCCCGCTCTGCCCCTCCCGACGCGCCTCGGCATGGTTCGCCGGCGGCGTGCTGCTCACCGTCCCCACGCTGGCCGCGGCCGTCGTCCTGTTCCTGGCCCAGACCTAGCGCGCCCCGCCGGGCCTCGGCGCGTACCACGCCGACGACGGCAGGCCCGGATACCCTCTGCGGCGTGTCACCTGTCGTCGCTCTCGGTGTTCTCGCCCTCGGCCTGCTCGCCACCGCGCGGATCACCCGGCTGGTGACCACGGACCGGATCGGCCTCCCGCTCCGGCTCGCCGTGCTCCGCCGCTGGCCGGCGCCCCCGGACGACCCCGACGGCCTGTCCCTGCCCGGCTACCTGGTCCACTGCCGCTGGTGCGTCTCGGTGTGGATCGCCGTCCCCGCCGCCTTCCTGGTGTCGCTGCTGCTGGTCGACGGCTGGGACGTCGTCGCCCTCGGCTCGGCGCTCGCCCTCGCCTACTCACACCTCACGGGGCTGCTAGTGGCCCTCGAGCCGGAGGACTGACCCCGTGGCCCGTGCGACCAGCGCCCCCCCGTCGGCACCGCCCAAGGTCACGGGCCTGGTGTCCTCGGCCGCCCGTATCCCGCTGGACCGGAAGCCCTCGGCGGCGATCCAGCAGGACTGGCAGGAGGAGGCCTGGCGGCACTTCGACCTCTGCGGCGAGCTCGCCTACTCGGCCGGCTGGATGGGCAACTCCCTGAGCCGCGCGACGATCTACGTCGCCGACGTCGTCGACGGGAAACCCGCCGGACCGACCGAGGACAAGCGGGCGATCGCCGCCGCCGACGGGCTGCTCGGCGGGCCAGCGCACGCCGCCCAGATCCTCGGGAGCATCGGCACCCACTTGACCATCCCCGGCGACCTGTACGTCCTCGGGGAGACGCCCGAGGCCGGCGGCCCCGACCAGTGGACGACGGCGAGCACCACCGAACTGCGGTACCTGAACAAGCGCTGGACCCTGGACCAGGGCGAGGGGAAGCGCCCGCTGGACCTGGACCGCACGGTGCTGATCCGGGTCTGGCAGTCGCACCCGCGGAAGCGCTGGGAGGCCTACTCCCCGACCCGCTCGGTGCTCCCCGTGCTCGCCGAGCTCGAGCAACTGTCCCAGCGGGTCGCCGCCGACCTGGACTCCCGTCTCGCCGGCGCCGGCATCCTGGCCGTCGCCAAGGGCGTGACCCTCCCCGACGTCCCCGAGGAGGTGCGGAAGCGCTACCCGGGGCTCTCGCCGCTGGCCGCGATGCTCACCGACGCCATGATTACCCCGCTGGGAGACCGGTCGGACGCCTCGGCGATCGTCCCGATCATCCTGGAACTGCCCGGCGACAACGTCGCCCAGGCGATCCAGTGGATCAACTTCTACACCGAGCTCAAGACCGAGGTGCAGGAGGCGCGGGAGAAGGCGATCCGGCGCATGGCGCTGAGCATGGACATGGAACCCGAGGCCCTGCTCGGTCTCGGCGGGATCAACCACTGGGGCGCCTGGCAGATCGACGAGGCCGGGGTGAAACTGCACGTCGAGCCCAAGTTGACCACCGTCGTGGCCGCCCTGAACTCGGAGTACTACCGGCCGAACCTGGTCGACGACGGCCTGGACCCGTCCCGGTTCTGCCTCTGGTTCGACACCTCGGAACTGACCACCCGCCCCGACCAGTCGGCCAACGCCCAGAAGGCCTACGACGCCGGCGAGCTCAAGGGCGCGGCCCTGCTCCGCTACCTCGGCCTGGACGCCGGCGACCAGGCCAGCCCCGAGGACCGGGCCGCCCGGATGCTGCAGAAGATCGCCGAGGCCAACCCCGCCGCGGCGCCCGCCCTCATGGATCCGCTGATGCGGCTCTGGCGCGGCGAGTCCCTGCCGTCCCTGCCGATCGTCGTCACCTCCGAGGCCCTGCCCGCCGGCGGCACCGACGACGTCGACGACCAGGGCGGCGAGGAGACCGGCCCGCCGGCCCTGCCCGCCGGCGAGGACACCGCCGCGTCCCTGGTCGACGCCGCCACCATGACCGCGCACCTGGCCGTGCGGCGGGCGCTCGAGCTCGCCGGCAACCGGATGCTGGTCAACCGCGCCGCCCGGGAGGAACTGGGCAGCGTGCCCGCCCGCGACCGGTACCTCCGGCGCGCGGTCGACCCCGAGCACCTGGACCGGCAACTGGCCGGCGCCTGGGACACCCTCGCCGAGGACGCCGGCATGGTCGGGCTGGACGCTGACCGGCTCCGCGGCGAGTTGGACACCTACACCCGCGGGCTGCTGCAGGCCGCCGAGCCGCACGACCCGCGGCACCTCCGGGCGATCGTCGCCCGGTGCCGCGCGCTGGTGCCGGCGTGAGTCGCCGGGCCGCGGCCCTCCGGGCAGCCGCCGAGGAGGCCGACCCGCTGCTCCCCGAGCGGGAGCGGGCCGCGGCCGACCTCGCCCGCTTCGAGGAGAAGGTGCAGGCGGCCACCTGGCGCGCGGTCCGGGAGTGGCTGACGATCGCCACCCGCGCCGCGCTCGGCCAGTCCCTCACCGCGGCCCCCGAGGACGTCGTCCCCGACCCGACGGCGATCAACGCGCACGCCGAGGAGTGGGCGCGGCTGGTCGACGCGCACATCGTGGGCGCGATCGACGACCTGCTCGGCGAGCGGTTCGGCGCGCTGCTGGACCGTGACGACGTCGTGAGCGCCCGCCCCTGGCAGGAGCAGTACCTCGGGGCCGTCCGCAACCGCATGGCCGACGTTCCCGGGCAGACCTTCGACGCCGTCCGGACCGCCGTCCAACTCGGGATCGACGACGGCGACGCGATCCCCACGATCCGCGACCGGATCGCCGGCGTGCTCTCGGCCCGGATGGGCGGCCCGGAGAACGAGTGGCTCAAGCGGTCCCAGACGATCGCCCGCACCGAGACGATCGGCGCGTACAACGGCGGGCACCTCGCCGCGTCCCGGATCCGGGCCGAGGCCACCGGGGTGGAGATCGACAAGGTCTGGCTGGCCACGATCGACAGCCGCACCCGGAAGGACCACTACCGGGCCGACGGGCAGCGGGTGGCCCTCGGCGAGCCCTTCCGGGTGGGCGGCCGGTCGCTGGACCACCCGGGCGACCCGAGCGCCCCGCCGGCCCAAACCGTCAACTGCCGCTGCACCATGCTGGAAGTCGAGGCCACCGAGGAGACGCCGAACACCTCCCGCCGGCAACTCCGAGACGCCGACGACGTCGCCGGCGAGATCGAGGCCCGCGCGGACGACGACCAGGTCCGCGCGTACGACGACCCCGAGGAGCAGCGCCGGCAGGCCGACCGGGTCCGGGCGGCCACCGAGGCGGCCCGCACGGTCACCCCGGGCGCCGGCGCGGCCCAGTCCGCGGCCCAGGTCGCCGAGCGGGAAGCCGCGGCCCAGGCCCGCCGGGAGAAGGCCGCCGCCCGCCGGGCCGAGCGGAAGCTCGAGCAGGAGACCGACGACGCCGGCGTTCCCCTCCGCCTGTCCTACGACTACCTCGGCAACCTGAACGAGGACGAGCTCGACGACCTGGCGACGCACATCCTCGGCCGGCTGGACGACGCCAACGAGTTGGAGGGCCGCCGCTGGGACGACTACGAGAAGTTCATGGACTACCGGCAGCGGGAGGAGCAGGTCGTCGACGACGTCCTCCGGTCGGCGACCAGCGACGCCGAGGTCACCCGCGCGGTCGAGGCGTTCCAGGCCGAGAACGGGATCCCCGGGCTGACCCACCCGCGGGTCGGCGGCGTCAAAGCCTCCGACGTCGCCCCGACGCGCGGCGAGGTCCAGGTCGAGTACGCGCTGTTCACCGAGCGGCAGTACATCGAGGCCCAGGCCGCCACCCGCGGCGAGTTGCTGAGCAAGGCCGGGCAGCGCGCCGGCGTGGACGCCCGGGAACTGTTCCGGATGGACCCGCGGCAGGCCGGCCGCTACGCCTCCGAGGAACTCTTGGAGTTCTGGGAGTCGACGCGGCGGGTGTCCTGGTCGGAGTTCTACTACGAGCGCACCGGCTCGCCGGGCACCGCGCGGGCCGCCGCCAACCAGAAGGCGCTCAACTCCCTGATGGACCGGGACCGCTCGGTGCTCCGGGCCTCGGCCGGCGACGCCGTCCCCGAGCCCACCACCGAGCAGGTCGCCGCGTACGACGCCGGTCGGCAGGCCTACGCCGACGGGCGACCGTCGACGGACTGCCCGCACACCGGCGGCCCGCCGGACCTGTTCACCTTGTGGGTGCGGGGCTACGTCCTGGCCCGCACCGAGGCGATCGCCTGGCGCCTGTTCGACGAGGGCGCGATCGACACCGAACCCACGACCGGCGGCCCCGACGGGATCACCGCCTCCGCCACCCCGGAAGGAACCCCGCCCATGCCTCGCCGTACCTGGCGCTCTGCGCCCGTGCTGGCCCCGTTCGCCAAGCCCACCGGCGACGGCCGGATCTTCGCCGCGGGGTCGCTGACCTCCCGGGATCTTCCGCTGCCCCTCATGTACCAGGAGTCGACCAGTTTCGGCCACGACGGCAGCACCACGGTGGGCCGGATCCTGGCCGTGGAGTTCACCGCGGACGGCATCGTGGCCAGCGGCGACTACCTGGACGACCCGGCGCTGGCCGAGGCCGTGGGTAAGGCGATCGCCCTGGTCGAGGCCGGCCTCGGCGGTGTCTCGGTGGACCTGGACAGCGTCACGGGGTCGCTGGTCGACGAGAACGGCGACCCGGTCGATATGGACTGGCTGATCGGGGAGTGGGAGAAGGGCGAGAACCCGCCCGTCTACGAGCAGGTCGACGAGGGCCGGCTGATCGGCGTCACCCAGGTGGCCACGCCGGCGTTCGCTGAGGCCGCGATCGAACTGGACCCGATCGACGCCGCCGGGGACGACCTCGCCGCGGCGCTCACCGACGCCGCCGGCGCCGAGGTCGCCCCGGGCGCGGTCGTCGACTACGTCGAGCCGGCCGGCGCCGAGGACGACGCCGACACCGTCGGACGCGGTGAGGTGACCGCCGTCGACGAGGACGCCGAGACCGTTACCGTCCAGCCCACCGAGGACGCCGAGGGCGAGGCCGTCGACTGGCCGCCGGTGACCGTGCCGGTCGCCAATGTCACCGTCGTGACCGCCGCACCCGTCGAGGAGGAGGACGACGCCGAGGCCCAGGTCGAGAGCCTGACCGCCGCGGCCGGGACGATCTTCCGCCCGCCGGCGTCGGCTTACGAGAACCCGAACCTGTCCGAGCCGACGCCGATCACCGTCACCGACGACGGGCGCGTGTTCGGCCACGTCGCCACCTGGGGAACGTGCCACGTCGGGTACCCCGGCCAGTGTGTCGAGCCGCCGCGGTCGCCCTCGGAGTACGCGTTCTTCCACACCGGCGCCGTCCGGCTGGACGACGGGAGCCGGATCGCCGTCGGGAACCTCACCCTCGGCGGGGGCCACGCCGACCCCAAGTACGCGTGGCGGCAGGCCGCCCGGCACTACGACGAGACCGGCTACGGGATCGCCACCGTGCGCGCGTACGAGGACGACCACGGCATCGCCGTGGCCGGCTGGCTGAACCCCGGCGCGACCGAGGCCCAGATCGCCGAGCTCGAGCGCTCGCCCCTGTCCGGCGACTGGCGGGAGATCGGCGGCGAACTGGACATGATCGGCGCCCTGGCGGTCAACTCCGGGGGCTTCCCGGTGCCGCGCTACACCACCGGCCCGAGCGGCGACCGCCTGTCCCTGGTCGCCGCCCCGGGTGTCCGCCCCAACCCGAGCCGCCGCCGCGGCCCGGGGAACGGGTACGGCGAGCTCCGGGCGCGCCTCCGCCGGGAGGTGCTGGCCGACGTCCGCGCCGACCTCACCCGCCGGGCCCGCCTGGACCGCATCGTCGCCTCGGTCGGCCTGGACTCCCGGTCCCGGCTCGCCGAGGTGCTGGCCGACGTCGACGACTGAGAGGAGCACGCGATGGGTTGCAACTGCGGCGGGAAGTCCGGGCAGAAGTACACGGTCACCCGCCCCGACGGCAGCACCTACGGGCCGGTGGACTCCAAGGCCGCCGCCCTCGCCGAGGTGTCCCGCCTCGGCGGCCGGGGGACGATCGTCCCCGTCTCCGCCTGACCCGTGGGCGACGTCGTCCCGCTCCCCCTGCCGGCTTCCCCGCGGCAGGGTGGGCGGGACGTCGTCGTCTCGGCGTGCTGGTGCGGCTCGGTCCGCTGGCGCGCGGTCGTCGAGATCTCCGGCGGCGTCGTCGTCGACGTCGAGCCGCTGCTGGTCTGCGACGGGTGCGGCTCGGCTCACGTACTGAGACGCGACGGGTAACCCTTCGTGGGCGTGTCGTGTCGGCCGCCTGCACATCACCTCCCCGCGCGGTGTACGGTCCACCCGCACACCACGACGCGAGGAGCACCGCATGACCGCCCCACCTCTCCGCACCAACCGGCACCTGATCCGGCCCACCGCTACCGAGTTCGCCGCCCAGGCCGTCGCCCTGGACCACGGCGGCAAGCCGGCCGAGGTGCTGGTCAAGGCCGCCCGCGACCTGGTCGTCGTCGAGGCCGTCTGGCGCGCGACCGGATCCGGGCCCGCGCACCGCCACGAGGCCGAGGCCGCCCGGACCCGCTTCGCCCAGCACGCGCTCGGCGCCGGCGTCCACGTCACCGAGCTCGGGGCGACCGTCTCCGAGACCGCGATCGCCGCCGCCCGCATTCTCGCCCGCTACCTGCCCGCCTGATCCACCCGCCGCCGGGCCACCCCACCCGACGGCGGTCACCCCTTCACCCGCGCACCACCTCCACCACCAGGAGTTCGCCATGCCCAGCACGCCCACCCCCCTGATCCGCCGCATCCCCCTCGCCCTGCTGGTGCTGTTCCTGATCGCCGGGGGCCTGCTGGCCGTCGCCGCGATCCACGGCCCCGCCGCCCCCGTCTCCGAGCCCGCCCCGGCGCCGGCGGACTTCCGCCGGATCTCGATCGACGTTCCGACCGCCGACCAGGTCGCCGCCGAGCAGCGCGCCGCGTTCCTCGCCGACCTGCTCGGCCCCGACGTGGGCTACTCCGACGCCGAGGCCGCCGACCTGGTCCACCTCGCCGAGCGGGTGTGCGACCTGCTCGGTGACCCGACCGGCGTCCCCGCCGGCGCCGAGATCCCCACCCGCGACGGGATCACCTCCGGGCTGATCGCTTCCGGCTGGACCGCCGGCGAGGCCGGGAAGCTCGTCGACACCGCGGTGGCGACCTACTGCGCCGGCGTCGTCGTCCCCGCGGCGCCCGTCTTGGCGGGCCCCGCCGCGGCCGAGCCGGTCCAGCAGCCCGCCCCGGCGCCGACCCGCCCGAGCGCAGCCCCGGCTCCCGCCCGCACCGTGGCCCCGCCCGCCCCGGCGCCGGCCCCGGTCGTCGAGCAGCCGACGCCCGCCGTCGACACCCGCGCCTACCTGCCCCCGGGCGCCTGGTCCGACGCCGGCCCCGTCGGCGACGTCGCCGAGCAGTTGCCCGAGGAGTCCATCGGCGGCGCCCGCTGCGGCGACTCGGCCGACGTCGTCACCTCGGTGACCGTCGACGGCGCGCCGGTCTGCGGGCAGCCGTGACGCTGCTCGGGAACCTCGGCGACCAGGACGGCCGGATCCGCGGCACCGCCTCGGTCGAGTACTCCGACCACGTCCACGGCTCCAACGTGCTGGTCGACGTCGACGGCGGGCCCGACGAGGTGATCCCCGAGGCGATCCGGTATGACCCGGCCGCGCACGGGCCCGAGGGCCGGCACCGCGTGGTCACGCTGCTGACCGCCGCGCTCGAGGTGGCCGGCTGGCGGCAGATCGGCCCGATCGTTTGGGGCTCCGACGACGCCCGCGTGCGGGTCGAGCGGGTGCGTCCCGCTGGCGCCGACCCGGCTGGGGCAGGCTGAGCCCCCGCCCTGCCGATAGACAACGAGAGGCCCCGCCGATCACCACTCGGCGGGGCCTCTCGCGTGTCCTGGGGCGGTGCGGCCGTACCCCTACGGCCAACCCCGGGACGCGGGCACCCTTCGCACCCGCCCCCACGGTATGCGCGTCACAAGACCAGCACCCGCCGAGGTCCGGCGCCGTGGGCTACCCTCTGCCCCGTAGCGACCGCTGGCTGTGGGCCGGGCGCTCGGCCGTCCCGAGTCCCCGCTAGGAGCCCCCGCCGTGAGCCTGTCGTCCCTCCCCCGCCGCCGTTCCGCCCTGCCCCGCGTCCGCCCGGACCTGGTCGGCCGCGCCTCGGTCGTGTTCGTCCCCCGCGACGACGACCAGACCCCGATCGCGCTCCCCGAGGGCGAGGAGCTCGAGCAGACCTCGGCCGCCGACCTGGAGAAGATCCGGGACCGGGCCCGCGCCGAGATCGAGAAGATCAAGGCCAAGGACGACATCTCCGACGAGGACGTCGCCGAGGCCGAGCGCCTGGCCCAGGTGATGAAGGGCGCCAAGACCGAGGTCAAGCGCCGGGAGACCGCCGAGGAGGACCGGCGCAAGCGGCTGGACGCCGTCGACGTCGACGACGACGACCAGGACGGCGACGACGACGGCCAGGACGACCAGGACGACGACGACCAGGACGGCGACGACGGCCAGGACGGCGACGACTCGGCCGACGCCGACGACTCCGCCCCGGCCGGCAAGGAGCCGGTCCTCGCCGGCGCCGACGGCGGCAAGCCAAAGACCGGCCGCGCCGCGCGCGCCGCCCGCCGACAGCAGGAGCCCAAGCCCCCGGCCCGCCGCACCGCGACGATCACCGCCGCGGCCGACGTGCCCGGGATGAAAGCCAACCACACGTTCGGCAACTTCACCGAGGTGGCCGAGGTGGCGAACCGCCGCCTCGCGTCCTACCCGTCCCGGCCGATGCCCTCGGCCAGCGGGCACTCCACCCGGCTCCAGCACGGCATCGCCCGGATCCGCCGGGACTTCGACGCCGACCTGATCGCCGACGTCAACGGCGACGACGTGCTCACCTTCGCCGCCCAGGAGTCCCGGCTGCCCGGCGGCTCCCTGGTCGCCGCGGGCGGCTGGTGCGCGCCCTCGGAGACGCTGTACGACCTCACCGAGCTCGAGAGCGCCGACGGCCTGATCGACGTCCCCGAGGTCAACGCCCGCCGCGGCGGTATCCGGTTCACCCCGGGCCCGGACTACTCGGCGATCTACGCCGGGACCGGGTTCGCCCAGACCGAGGCCCAGGCGATCGCCGGCGAGACGAAGGACTGCTACCGGGTGCCCTGCCCGGACTTCGCCGAGGTGCGCGCCGAGGCCGTCGGGGTGTGCATCACCTCCGGGATCCTGCAGAACCACGCGTACCCCGAGCTCACCGCCCGGGTGACGCGCGGCGCGCTGATCGCCCACGCGCACAAGGTGAGCGCCAAGACGATCGCCAAGATGGTGGCCGGCTCCACCGCGGTGGCGCCCACGGCGCTGCTCGGGGCAACCGCGTCCCTGCTCTCGGCCGCCGAACTGGCCGCCCTGGACACCCGGTACCGCCACCGGATGCCGCTCACCGCGACGGTCGAGCAGGTGTACCCGCTGTTCGCCTACGCGCTGGTCCGGGCCGACCTCGCCCAGCGGTCCGGCGTCATGGCCCTGGACGTCACCGACGCCCAGATCCGCGGCTGGTTCGCCGAGCGGCAGATCCGGGCCCAGTTCGTCTACGACTGGCAGGACACGGCGCTCGGCCAGGCCGTGCCCGCGGTGGCCCTGCCGGCGTCGACCCAGTTCCTCTCCTACCCGGCCGGGACGTGGGTCCGGGGCCTGGACGAGGTGATCAACCTGGACACCGTGTACGACTCCGCCGGGCTGGTCGAGAACGACTACGTCGGCCTGTTCACCGAGGAGGCGCTGCTGGTCGCCAAGACCGGCCACGACTCCCGCCGGTACACCGTCGCCACCCCGGCGAACGGTGCGACCTACCCGACCGCGGTGCCGGTGCCGGCCGCCTGATCGACCGAGATCCGACCAGTCCCGAGGGCCGGGTGAGCCGACCGGCTCACCCGGCCCTCGGCCTGTCTCCCCCTCCCGAGAGGAACCCCCGGCATGACCTCCGCGATCTTCGCGCCGCCTGTCACGATCACCGGCCCCACCCCGATGCCGACCGAGTTCGGGCTGTACTCGGTGGCGACCGTCGTCGACTCCAACGACGCGCACGCCCAGGGCGGCGTGCAGTACGAGCCGCTGGGGTGCGGTGAGGTCGCCGCCGTCTCCGCCGCGTGCGGCACCGCCGGCGGCCCCGAGATGCCGGCGACGGTGGAACTGGACGCCGACCGGTTCGTGCGCTCCGTGGCGTTCACCGTCTACGCCGGCCCCTCGGCCGACCTGATCTCGCACCGCGCCGACGAGCTCAGCACCATGGCCCGCAACTGGCTGACCCTCGGCGAGCAGCACGGCGCCGAGCGCGGGTTCTGGACCGGCGCCCCGCTGGTCGACGACGATTCCGCCGCGCTCCACCTCGCCGCCGGTGACGCCGTCGAGGTGCTGGCCGCCGACCCGGTCCCCGGGAAGTTGGCGCTCGGACTGCTGGAGGAAGCCCTCGGCGACCGCGTCCTCGGCCGCGGCGTGATCCACGTCCCCCGCGTGGCGTTCCCGTTCCTGCCCGACACCGCCGCCAACGGCGGCCGGATGCAGACCAAGCTCCGGACCGACCTCGCCGTCGGCACCGGGTACACCGGCAGCGCCCCCGACGGCACCGCGCGCGGCGCCGGCGAGGCGTGGCTGTACGGCACCGGCCCCGTCAAGATCACGCGGGGTGAGGTGTTCGACGTCGGCGGCACGGACGCGCGCCGGCTGCTGGACCGCTCCACCAACCGGATCGCCGTCCTGGCGGGCCGGATGCTCACCGTCACCTACGAGTGCGCCCTGGTGGGCGTGCGCGTCGCCCTGACCTGATCCGAGGAGATCCGCACCCATGACCGAGAGCACGAGCACCACCCGCGAACCCGTCGAGGTCCACGTCGCCGGCGCCGACCAGCCCGAGGCGGCCCGGCTGCTGCTGGACGCCGCCAAGGCCACCGGGCACCCGGTGGAGTCCGTCGCCACGATCGCCGGCGGCTTCCTGGTGCCCTACGAGGTGGCGGTCGAGGCCGGCGCCGTCAAGGGCGAGCAGGTGACCCCCTCGGAGACCGAGATCGCCGCCCACCCGGAGACCACCGGCGCGGTCACCACCGCGGACGGCGTCGAGCACGCCGGCGTCGTCCCCGCCTCGGCCGCCGTCGAGCAGCAGGACGACGTCGCCGCCGCCGGGATCGAGCAGCAGCAGCGCGACCAGGGCGCCGGCGACACCGAGCAGGGCGAGGACGCCGAGCAGGCCGACGACGTCCTCCGCGGTGAGGCCCTGGAGAAGGCGCTCAAGGACCGCGGCCTGTCCACGTCGGGCACCGCGGACGAGAAGCGCGCCCGGGTCGCCGCGCACGACGCCGCCCAGTCGTGACCCGCCGCCGGCCGAGGGCCGTTCGTCCAGCCCTCGGCCGGTGGCTCGGCTGGGCCCGCCCCGGGGACTGGCACCCCGGGCGCACCAACGTGCCGTTCCTGATCATCCAACTGGCCGCCCTGTACCAAGCCGCCCTCCGCGGCCGGGACTACCTCACCCCGCGCGCCGGCGCCGTCGTCGACGCCGACGGCCTCGGCGTCGTCGAGCAGGCCGCCGCCCTCACCACCTGGGGCTGGCTGTTCTACGGCTCGGCCGCCGTCGTGCTGGTCGGCCTCGCCGGACGCTGGTCCCCGCTGGTGATCGCCGGCCACGCGTTCCTGTTCGCCTGGTATGGCGGGGTCGCCATAGGCCTGCTGCAGGCCCAGGGCTTCGACCTGTCGTGGCGCCTACTGCTCGGCGCGATCCTCTCCGGTCTGGGAACGTGGGTGATCCTGCGCCGGCGCGCACCCGGCGCGTCCGTCCGGCTACTGCTCGGAGTTCCGGGGATGCTGGTCGGGCAGGAGCTCATGGCCTCCGGGTTGGGCTCGGACTACCGAACGGGGACGGGTCTCATGGCCGCGGCGATCATCCACCTGACGCTGGCCGCCGGCACCTGGCTGCTGACCCAACGGCAGCGCCTCACCGCCCAGGTCGAGCGGGAGGTCGGCGTGGTGCTCCCCCGTGGCTGAACTGATCGCCGCGGCGGGCGAACTGGGCCCCTGGTTCCTGGCGCTGCTGCTGGTCGGCCTGTTCCTGGTGTACGCCGCCGAGAAGATCGGCGGGAAGGACGGGCCGATCTCCCGGGTGCTGGCCTGGTTCTCCAACCGCGAACTGAACGCCCTACGCCGGCAGGGCGAGCTCGAGGCCGAGCGGCAGCGGATCGCCGCCCTGACCGAGTCCCGCGCGGTCCAGCGGTTCCGCCGCCGGCTGGCCGACGCCTACGACGAGATCGAGGAGCTCGAGGGCACCGTGGAGTGGCTGCTCCAGGACCGCAACGACCAGCGCCGGCGCGACCGCGCGCGCGGGCACTTCGACCGCGCCCTGGTCGACTGGTTCCAGCAGGTGATCCGCACCGTCGCCGAGGCCGCCCCCGGGACGCTGATCCCCGACCCGCCGCGCCCTCCGGAAGGCCTCGCCGAACTGCTGGTGATCGGCGACGACCTGCCGCCCGAGGTGCGCCGGCCCCGACGGCGGGCCAACGTCCAGACCCGCCGGGAGGAGCTCGAGGCCGAGTGGTCCCAGGAGGACGAGGACGCGGTCGAGGCCGAGGCCGCCGCATCGGCCGCCGCCGCGCGCCGAGGTGGCCGGCGGCTGACCGATCGCCGCGCCTGAGCCGACCCGCGGGGCCGGGCGGTAGTCTGCCCGCGTAGCGACCGCTGGCTGTGGGCCGGGCGCTCGGTCCCCCCGAGATCCCCCAGGAGCGCCCAAGTGCCCACGTCCAAGACCTTCGCCCCGATCCGCGGCCGTCGGATGCGGCTCACCCGCACCGACGAGTGCGGCGCCCCCGTGATCGGCCCCGCCTCCACCGGCGTCTCCAAGGGCTTCGTCTCGGTGGGCCTGTCGCTCCAGTACGAGGACGGGGAGACGATCCGCGTCCCCAACGCCGCCGGCGAGTTCGAGATCAACGAGATCCCCGACGCCCAGTTGGTCGGCGCGACCGTCACGCTCGGGTTCGTCGGCGTCCAGCCCGACTACCTGGCGATGATCACCAACTTCCCGACCGTGCTGGACTTCGAGGCCGCGGCCGTCGGGTTCTCCGCCGACGGCGGGGTGCCCGTCGTCGGCGGCTACGGCCTGGAGGTCTGGACCGACCTCGCCGGCGCCGGCGCGTGCGCGGACGGCGGCCGGGCCTGGGGCTACCTGCTGCTCCCCTACCTCCGCGGCGGCAAGATCTCGGACTTCACGATCGAGAACGGCGCCGCGAACTTCGAGGTCGTGAGCAGCACCCGGGAGGGTTCCCGCTGGGAGGAGGGCCCCTACGACGTCCAGGAGTCCGGCGCCGCGGTCAACGGCGTGTTCCCGGCCGGGCCGCTGCTCGAGCCGGTCGGCGAGCGGACCCACTTCCGCCTGTTCACGACCCGCATCGCGCCGCCGGCGACCGTCGACGGCCTCACCGCGCTGGCGGCATGACCGAGCCGGCGCCCCCGGGCCTGTTCGGCTGGGAGCCGGTCACCTCGGTGGCCGGCCCCGGCTGGGCTGAGGCGACCGAGGAGACCCGCGCCGCGGCCCAGCGGTGGGCCGTCGGGATCCTCTGGGCACTCTCGGGGCGCCGGTTCGGCCTGTTCGCGCACCGCATCGCCCCCTACGTCGCCCCGCGGCGGCTGAACGCCTACGACCAGCGCAACCGGTACGGGCCGCTGGCCGTCAACTACCGGGCCGGCGTCGCCCGCGCCGGCGGGTTCTGCTCGGCCAACGCGGTACGCCTCGGCCCGGTCCACGCCGTGACCGGCGTCCAGGTCGACGGCGTCCCCCTGCCGGCTGAGGCCTGGCGGCTGGACCCCGACGGGACGCTGGTCCGCACCGACGGCGCCGGCTGGCCCGTCGGGCAGGACGTGTACGCCGCCTCCCCGCGGTGGCTGGTCGACGCCGTGCTCGGCGTCGCGCCCCCGGCCGCGGGCAACGTCGCAGCCGGCCGGTACGCCGGGGAGTGGGTGCGCGCCGCCGGCGGTGGCCGCTGCTCCCTGCCGGCGGGCGCCCGATCCATCGCCCGGCCCGGCCTCACCATCGAACTGCCCGACGCCGCGCTGCTCACCGAGAACGGCCGCACCGGCTCCCCCGAGGTCGACCGGTGGCTGGACACCGTCAACCCCGCGGGGCTCCCCGAGGCGGCCACGGTCTACTCCCCGGACCTCGCCCGCCACCGGCTGCTCACGTGACCGGCCCCCGGCGCTGCTCGGACCCGGTCGCCGAGCCCACCATGGTGGCGATGCTGGCCGCCCTCCGCGCCGTGTTCGCCGAGCAGGGCGAGGTCGACGAGACGCTGGTCCAGCCGTGCGAGTTCGAGCTCATGCCCGGCGCCGTCCCGGTCGTCGATCACGGCCTGGACTGCCGCGACAACTGCGAGGGCGTCGCGTGGGTCCGGCTGGTCGACGTCTCCCCGACCGACTGGGCCACCTTCCCCGGCCCGGTCGCCCGAGCCGCCCGCGGTGACCTGTCCTACGCCGTGACCTTGGAGGTCGGCGTGGCCCGGTGCGCGCCCGTCGGCTACACCGAGGGCGAGCGGTACTACCCGCCCACCCCCGACGAGCAGGCCGCGGCCAGCACCCGCGCCGCGATCGACGCCGCGATAGTCCGGCACACCATCCTCGAGCGGTTCCCCGAGGACAACGACGACGCCGGGGTCGCCCTCGGCGCGTACGGCCCGATCGGGCCCGAGGGCGACGTCGTCGGCGGCGCCACGTTCTGCACCGTGTTCGTCCCCTGATCCGAGGAGTCACCGCCATGACCGAGATCCGCGCGCGCGTCGAGACGGGCATGATGGGCGCCGCCGTCGGCGACGTCGTCACCCTGGACGCCACCCCGCTGGTGCTGGCCGCCGTCCGCGACGGCCGGCTCACCGTGCTGGACCAGCCGGCACCCGAGCTCAAGGGCGAGGCCCTGGACCAGGCCCTCCGGGAGCGCGGCCTGTCCCTGTCCGGGACGGCCGACGAGAAGCGGGCCCGCCTCGCCGAGCACCCGCGGACCACCGAGGTGCCCGGCCTGCCCGCCGGCGGGGAAGCGCCCGGCGGGACGGCGATCCCGGACCCGGCGACCGTCGTCACCCCGGCCGGCACCCCGGCGGGCACGCCCTGACCGATCGGAGTTGACCGGTGGCTTCCGTCGCCCGCGTCCAACTGTCCGAGCAGGCCCTCCGGTCGGCCCTCACCGGGCCCACCGGCATGGTGACCCAGTACGTCGTGCGGACCACCCGGCAGATCACCAACCAGGCCAAGCTCTACGCCCCGGTCGACACCGGCAACCTGCGGGCGTCGATCACCTCGGCGGTCGAGGTCCAGGGCCTCCGAGTCGTCGGCCGGGTCGGCACCCCGGTGGAGTACGCGCTCGCCGTCCACGAGGGCCAGGACGCGCGCGCCGTCGTGGTCAAGGCCCACCAAGTGCGCGCGCACGCGGTCCGCGGGTCGGCCGGTCGAGCCGCCTACCGGGTCCGCGGGCACACCGTGGGCGCGCACACCCGGCAGCAGAAGGCCAAGCCGGGCCGGCCGTTCCTGCGCCGCGCCATGGAGGACGTGCTCCGGTAGCACGCCGTAGGCTGCTGGCGCCCCCTCTCGTGGAGAGACCGCCAACCGGACGAGGAGCCCCCGATGGTGTCCAGCGACCTGAACTTCACCACCACCCCCAAGACCCGGCCCGAGGCCGAGGGCGACGACGTCCCGGCGATCGAGCGCACGATCACGATCACGGTCGACGGCGTCGACTACCTGGTGAAGCGCCCCAAGGACGCGCTGATCGCCCGCCTGGGCCCGGCAACCCAGCGCCGCACCAACCCGCTGCTCAAGGTGTCGCTGGCTATGGACTTCCTCGGCGACTGCGTCCAGGAGCCGGGCCGCACGGTGCTGGTCGGCCGCCTGGAGGACGAGCACGACGACTTCGACGTCGAGGACGCGCTCCGGATCATCGAGCGGATCGCCGAGGAGTGGAAGCCGGCCGGCCGACGTAGCCGGCGGTGAGAGGCCCCCGCCGGGCGGGGGAGTGGAGGGACCACCTCGAGCAGGGCGGCGCGCTCCGCTTCGCTCTGGACGGGGAGCCGTACGAGATCCCGGCCCTGCCGGCGCGGGCGTGGCTGCTGGCCCACCTGGACGAGGATCCGCTGGCGATCTTCCCCGGCCTGCTGGCCGACGAGGACGACGTTGACGACCTGCTGGACGCCGTCGACGACGAGGACGACCCGCTGACCGCCCAGCGGTGCGTCGACCTGTCCCTGGCCCTGCTCGGGGAGGCCTCCGGCGGCTGGCGCTGGTGGGAAGCCGACCGGTTGGTGACGGTGGCGATCGCCAACTGGCCGATGCTGGACGGCCCGGCCGCGCGCCGCGGCGTCGACCTGCTGGCGCTGCCCTTCGACCGGTTCTGCTCCGCGGTCTATTCGTGGCGGGTCGAGCACGCTCCGGAGAAGGACCGGGACGAGTTCGACCGGTGGCTGACCATGGCCCCGGCCGGCGCGATCGACGTCGACGACGTCGACGACCGGCTGGCCGAGGAGGAGGCGGCGAGCTTCCTGGCGGTGGCTGGCGCGCTCGGCGCGGGGTGATCGGCGCCGTCCGGCTACTCTGAGCCCGCGACCGCTGGCTCTGGGCCGGGCGCCCGTCCTCCGGCCTAGGAGTGTCTGTGGCGTCGTCGCTCGGCAAGGCGTGGGTCGAGGTCGAGGCCAACGCCGACAAGGTCGGCCCGGAGATCGAGGCCCGGTTCACCGCGGCCCTGTCGACGATCGTCGCCGCCGCCGAGGACACCTTCGAGGACGTCGGCGACGAGTCCGCCGACGCGGCCCGGCTGATCGCCGAGGCGTTCGAGGAGAACGGCACCGAGGCCGCCCGCTCCCTGTCCCGCGTCGGCGACGCCATGGCCGAGACCGGGGACCGGATCACCTCCGGCGCCCAGCAGGCCGCGGCCGGCATGACCGACGCCCTGCGGGACGGCGCCAACCAGACCGACCAGGCCCTCGCCCCGATGGTCGACGCCGCCGGGAAGGCCGGCGAGAAGGCCGGCGACAAGGCCGGGGAGGGCTTCGGCACCAAGGCCAAGGTGGCGATGGCCGCCGCCGGTGTCGCCGCCGGCGCGGCGCTCGGCGTCGCTCTGGCCGGCGCGATGGACGTCGAGCGCGCCAACGACAAGCTCGCCGCCCAGTTGGGGCTGACCGGGCCCCGCTCCGAGGAGATCGGCCGGGTCGCCGGCAGCCTGTACGCCAACGCCTACGGCGAGAGCCTCGAGGACGTCAACGGCGCGGTGGGCGCCGTCGTGTCGTCGATCGCTGGGATGCGGAACGCCTCCGCGGGTGACATCGAGGCGCTGACCGCGCGGGCCCTGGACTTCGCCGGCGCATTCGACCAGGACGTCACCGCCTCGGCGAACACGGTCGGCGTGCTGATCCGCAACGGGCTGGCCCGGGATGGGGAGCAGGGCTTCGACCTGCTGACCCGCGCGTTCCAGAAGGTGCCCGCGGCGATGCGGGAGGAACTGCCCGCGATCCTGGACGAGTACGGGACCAACTTCCGCGCGCTCGGGTTCACCGGTGAGCAGGCGTTCGGCATCCTCACCGGCGCCGCCGAGGGTGGCGCGATCGTCCTGGACAAGGTCGGCGACTCCCTCAAGGAGTTGACGATCAACGGGATCGACCTCGGGAAGAACGGCGAGCTCTACGCCTCCCTGGGGCTGAACGCCGAGAAGATGGCGACCGCGATCGCCTCCGGCGGGCCGGCCGCCCAGGACGCCACCCAGAAGATCGCCAAGGCCCTGGCCGACATAGACGACCCCGCCGAGCGGGCCACCGCGGCGATCCAGTTCTTCGGCACCCCGCTGGAGGATCTCTCGGTCGACCAGGTGCCGGCGTTCCTGGCGTCGATCGCCGGCGTCGGTGAGGGCATGACCGACGCGGCCGGCGCCGTCGACGGCCTCGGCACCACGCTGAACGACAACGCCGCGACCAACCTGGAATCCTTCAAACGGCAGGCCCAGCAGACCTTCGTCGACCTGATCGGCGGGCGGGCGCTGCCCTTCGTCTCCGACCTCGCCGGCACCCTGGCAACCCAGTTCGGGCCCGCCGTCCAGACCGTCGGCGACTTCCTCACCGGGACGCTGATCCCCGCCCTGACCTCCGCGGCCGGGTGGATCGGCGACAACCAGACCGCGATCCTGATCGTCGCCGGCGTGATCGCCGCCGTGTTCCTCCCGCACCTGGTGGCCCTCGGCATCCAGTACACGATCACCCAGGCCCAGGCCGTCGCCGCCTGGACCGTCCAGAAGGCCCAGGCGATCGCCGGCGCCGCGACGCACTCCCTGGCGGTGCTCGGCATGATCGGCCGGTGGGTGCTGCTCGGCGCCTCCGCCGTCGTCCAGGCCGCGATCGCCGTCGGCGCGTGGGTCGGGATGGGCGTCTCCGCCGTCGTCCAGGCCGCGATCGTCTCCGGGGCGTGGCTCGGCGCCCAGGCCCGCATGGCGGCGAGCATGGCCGTGACGGTGGCCGGCGTCGTCGGCGGGTGGGTGCTCATGGGCGCCCAGGCCATGCTCGGCGCCGCCCGCGTCGCCGCCGCCTGGCTTATCGCCATGGGCCCGATC